AATCCAATAATAATATTTCCACTACTTACTGAGGTTATTTGTAAAGTAGCTTTTTGGCTGTTGGGAAAGTCTGGTTGAGAGGATAGCTCATGGTAGGGAGCAATAGTAGGACTATCAGTTGCTAGATGACGTGCCAATGTAGCGTTGGAGATAGAGGACCAAGAACCAATAGATTGTTCAAATGAAGAGTCATTAAAGTCAAGCATAAGGTTTTTACCCATAGAGATTACATTGTCATACCCAGCATATGCTTTTAAAAATTCATTAAGTCCAGCTTTAGTCCCTTTGTTTTTATACAAACGCACTGCGTTTCTTAAAAAGATACGTGATTGTTTAAGTCCAAGACTTGGTTCATATTGAAGCCCAAATTCCTGCATAAAAGCAGGTATAAGACGACCGTCTATGTTTGTAACATCAAAACGATTTAGTACGTTTTCTGCCTGTGTTTTGTACAAATCTAATTGAAAAGCAAAAAGTTTAATAAATCGATAGAGAAAATCATTTGTAGACTCTAGAGAAGTATCATAAGGAATATTACTTCTTGTAATTTCTGGAAGGCTTTCATACATTCTCTTAGCTGAACCGTAATTTTTAACAGAAATACCAATAGTGTTTCCAGCTATTTGCCAAGTATTGTAAGTATTTTCTTTTACAAAAATAGTGTAGTAATACGCATGTCCAGCTTTAAGCCCAATGTAATTAGGAGTTTGACCAGTATCTGGATAAAAACCAGGGTCTTGAGCATTAATTTTTTCAAAAAGAACGTCACCATCATCGGCAGTTACTGGAAAACCATAGGAGTTTCTTACAAGACGAATATAACTCCAATCACCTGATGGACTACCCCAAGTAAGCCAAATAGTTGAATAGTCGTGAGGTTTTGCTACAAAATTGACAGCAGTGAATTGTACGGCGCTACTGGAACCATAGTAGCCCGCGCCGTAATAATCAATGCCGTATGTTGCCAATTACATGCCGCCCAATAAAAAGTTAGTAACTACGCCTCCTGCAGCATTGTCGTTATTTCCGCCAGTAATATTAGTTGCGTTAAAATTACCAGATGCATCGACGTATGCAACTACAGTACCCGTTGAGTTTTGCCATTCTTGTAAATTTGCGCTTTGACTTGCGGCGCCTTTTACTACAAGACCTTTTGTAGAAGAAGAACCTGCGGTAATTGTGCTGCCACCAGCAATTTTTACATATTGAGTATGAGTATCCGCAACAATTCCAGCTTCAATATTTGCAAGGCGCGCAGTTATTGTGTTGTAGTCTCTGCCATCGTTATACCAAGAAGCAGATGATAGTGGCGCTGTTGAAAGAGATGGGGTAGTTCCTAATGTTGTTTCAATAGCAACAACTTCAGCGCGAAGTGTGTTTGGGTCATTAGCAACAACAAGGTCTGTTGTATTAACTTTATCGGGGCCAAAGTTAACAACGTTGTTTGGGTAAGATGCTGTTAGTGTCATATTTAGCCTACTATTCCGCCTGAAGGGACAATGGTAAAGACTCCAGATTTAGGAATCTCATATGTAGCACAAGGAATTTTATTAATTCCAGTTGTTGCTATAGAAGATGTCCAAATATTGGCGCCTGTTGTAGAACCACTTCCACCAGCATTGGCTGAAAGAGTGATAGTTTTTGCGCCAATATTAAATGATTGAATTGTTGTCCCAGGAGCAATAGTCACCGTTCCAGATGACCCTACCGTAAGCGCTACTTGTTGACCCACTACTACATTATTAAAAGACGATACGTTACTTATTGTTGGGCTACTGGCTGCAATATTACCTGTAAAAGTGGTATCTGCACGAGTAAGAAGGGTAATATCTACATAATCAATTCCAGAAACTGAACTTATTGCTGTATGTACATATTGAAGAACTACTTGTTCTGCAAAAATTACGTTTGTATAATCAAATAAATTATTAAGAATTTGATTAATTGCAGCTGTAACGTCTTTTTGTTTATATTGGGGAAGCAAATAAACGGTTAAAGTAATATTAATAGGGACGTATACTGGTGGATTTACCGTTACGGTGGTAGTTGCTGGCGCTTTATCTGTTAAATACGTAATTAAATCACTCGAAGCATTTGTAAAAGTTGCTGTAGGAGCTCCAAGAGCGTCAATTCCAGGAGTTCCTAAATTGCTATCTCCAAAAGGAGCTATGTACAAAATAATGCTATTGTAAGAAGAACCAGAATCAGCAATTGCTTTAGCAATAGACGGCACTTGAACAGAGAGAGCTGCGTAATCTGCAAGAGAAACAGCTCTATTTAAAGCTGTCAAAGAATATGGGGTGTTAAATCGAATGCTGTCAGTAGTTTCTGGGTCAGCACCACCTGTGGCTCCAGCTAAGTTATTAGCTCTAAGACCAGCAACCACATTATTAAGTTGATAGTTTAATGTTCCTGGGCCAACATTTCCCGAAGCGCCTCCACCCACACGGTACGTTACATAAATACCATTGGTAGGAGGAATTCTTCCGCTAATACCATCACCAAAATTAATGTAAGAAATTCCATCAGCATCTGTAGATACGCTGTAAGAGGGGTCGTTGTATCCCGCGTCAATAAGATAGGGAACTTCTGTATAGACCGTCCCCGTTGGAATGCCCCCAACAATTGTTCCCACAATAATGCTACTTGTTTTTGAAATAAGTGGATGATTAGCAAGAACAAAACTTTGATTAGCTGTTCCGTCTGAATCGCCTACATGTTCATAAAAAGTTGTTTTTCCTTGAGTTGCCGATACCGTGTTTGAACTGTTTGCAGAGACGGTAATTGAGGAATCTGTTTCAAAAATAATTTGTGTATTTATTCCATTTACGGTTGTAGTGGTTGATACTTGAGTAAGAGCAGGCACTGTTATAGAGGAAGCCGTTGAGTTGGAAAATGTAAGGGTTACTTTTGCGGGTGTACCAGTGCTAGGTGTATACCCAAGCATATTGGCAATAGACAATACCGAGCTTCTTTGGGTTGCTGTGGCAATAAAACCCTCATTTGCGGCTCTATCAATGTAATAGTTTTGTTTGTCGCCCTCATATGCAAAAAGCTCAATAAGCGTGATGCCAAAATCTGAAGCATCTGTGGTTGTCCACTATGGCAAAAGAAAAGGGATAAGGGCAATCATGTCATCACGAATTGCCGCGTAGTCACGTGAGGTGTAATCTACAGACGGAATATAATTGGACGCCATTAATACTCCTGAATAACTTTGCCAGTACGGTCAAGGGTGCCTGTCTTAAAAGACACTTGAGCTTTATCTTTATTAGGCAAGGCGTAGTCAATTGTAACGCTTAAAATGCCTTGTTGCTGGTCAATAGAGGTCAAAACATTAAGTAAAGACAGGTTGCCAAGGTATTTATTAAAAACATCTTTTATGCTGTTGGATACGATGCTAGAGGCATCAGCTTCACTTTCAAATAGCGCTGTTTTTACAGTGCCCCCATATGTGGGCCTAAACACTCGTTCGCCAATTTCCGTCATAACAGCAGAAACAACTCGACTTTGAAAAATTTCTTTTTGGTCATTAGACGACAAAATTGACCCAGAAGCGTTTACAGAAAAAGGAAGAATTATCGCTCTCTCCATTTAAAATACCCCTACCCATAAAGGAAAATTAACGTCTCCGCCTTCAAACATAACCCACACTCCTTGACCTATATTAGGAACTTTCCTATGATACGTGTGTTCTGCCGCCAACCCACCATTTTCAGAGCCATCTTTATCTAAAGAATCTGTTGAAGCAACATGTGCGTGCGTAAGATTCCCGCTATTGCCAGTATGAGCATCGTGCGAAGCTGTTGTACTAAAAGTGTGTGTATGCGTGCCGCTTGGATAAGACGGGCCTGTTCCAGTTGTTCCACTAATTGTATGAGTTGTGTGCGTGTTTAACAGGGCCGCAACCTCTGAAGCTAAATGAGGAATGTGGTCTAAATGATTAGCGTTCCCAGTTACTGGATTTACTGGGTAAGCCCAATTAGACCAATTTGTATGCAAAATTTGAGGACAAGTAAATTTAATTTTATTAGTGTTTTCTGGGTCTTGGTTATCTTGACAAACCCCGCGATATATTCCGTAATATAGGTTATCTGACACGTGATTTACTCAACTTATCTAATACGACTGGGGGCATTTTCTTCTCAGCAATTAAAGGGGCTTTTAAATTACCGCCAGACCCCACCCATTTGTGAGATGGGGATGCTTTAGCGGCAATTTTTGGGACGTTAACTGTTTTTGAAACAGAAGTTTTAACAGATTCTTTAGGGCTTCTGCCCGTAGTTTTTAAAGTTGTCTTTGACACTACTATTTTTTGTTTAATTCCAGGAGTAATAACTCTTTTAATAGTTTGACTTGGAGACATGACATTTTTATTATCGGTCCATTGTGAAGACACCCCAAGAGAATCTGAACCTACCAATAAAGTTGTTGAGTATTCTTTATTTCCTTTAACATCATGAGATACAGCCAAAACAATCCAATAGCCCGAATAATCTTTTCCAATGCCGTCTAAATAGATTGGTGAATCTGGAAGAATTGTTGGGTTACCTTGAATTACAACTTCACCCCTATAAGCATAACGATTTCTTTCGTCCGCAGCCGCAGCTTCATACTGTGCAATTTCATATGTTGGAGCAACAGTTCGTGTGTGATAAGTATCAAATACTGGATTAGCAGATTTTTTTCTTGTTTTTACAATAGGAGTTTGGTTTACTTGAGAATGAGAAACAGCATTTGCCCTGTCAGTTCCATTAATTGCTACAGTAGCTTTTTGTGCATCTTCATAAGGAATTGATTCTCCAATAAGGGGATTAAAAGAATAAATACCCGTTGCTCTTGTTTCTAAACCTCGCATTGCATAATATGGCGCTTCTTGTCGAATGTCTGTAAAATCTTGTGTAAGAGGTTGAAAAATAAGGCTTGTATTATCTGCTTTAAGCGAATACCCATTCTGCTTTGCAAGTTTTACCATAAGCTGCCAATCAGTCATGCCAGCTTGAGCTACCTGGTCATATACACGTTGGGAAGGCACAGCTATGTAAGAAAATCCATTTGATATTGCAATATCTGAAACTATTTGGTCAGCTGTTGCTTCAAAAAATACTTTTTGTGATTGCTGTTTAAAAACATAAGAAGCACCAATTACGTGAACATCTACATAATTTTTGTCTGGTGATAGGTCAGGTTCAATATGATGAACATAGCCATTAAAAGTTCTAGTGCTTCCGATACCGTTAATAGTTATGGTTATAGGGGTTCCGCCAGATATAGAATCGTAAGATACGTTCCAATCAATAAATTTAATAATATAAAGTTCATGTTCATACCTAGCGTGGCTAGATGTGATGCTGTGTGCCCTAGTTAAAGGCAGGCTAAGTGTAGGAAAAACAACGTTTATATGGCTAAACATTAGGTATCCTTAAAACAGTTCCAGGAAAAATGTTATCAAAGTCAGAAACTTGAGGATTATATTCAGGTATTAACCACCAATAATCTGGACGTTCGTAATATTTTTGAGAAATTTGGTCTAAACGTTCTCCTTGCGAATAAATATGTTCTTGCCATTTAATTGTTCCAGGGTTATCAAACTCATAAAAAACAATAGGAAAAGAATTTCCATCTGGAACAAAAGATACGTAATCAATCAGCTGTGTGTAATAACGAGAATTTTGATAAATCATCTACCCACAGCCCCATTGTTAGTGGTTT